ATCGAGGTACTCGTCTACGGTCATGCCGATGCTCACCGATTCACCCTCCTGAGTCCCCTGACCACGATGCCGAGCGTCCAGTTGACGGCCCGGAGTGCTCTAGTTCGCATCCTCATCCCACCCTGGCAACTGCTCGGCTATCCGCCTGATGATTGCAACGGCCTGCTCCGTGGTCAGTTCGGGTTCGGTCATTGTGGCTCGTCCGCTCCGGCGCTGGTGGTGATGGGTAGTCGGAACGCTGGTCGTCCTGACTCCGTTACGTAGTGGTCGGGCAGTTCATCCCGCAGGCAGTACGGTAGGTACTTCGGGGATGTGTTGGGGTCACCAGATCGGCAGAATGGCCGCTGCACGAATCCATCCCGACAGATCAACCCCACTTGATACGAACTGCATGGATGTAGTTCCATCTACCCCTCCTCTGCGCTGCGTGCCGTGCCGGTTCGGTCGGCGGTCATCGTGCAATCAATTGCAAGCACGTCCACATCAGGACGACGGCAACCGCGAATACACCAACCCCCGCAAGTTGAACAACGATGCGCCCATACCAGGCGAAGTTTTGCGAGTCAAAGTCGGGGTCGGTTTCCGCCTTGCGAAAGATGCCAATCCCGATGTATCCAATCCAGACTGCAACCAACATCCCCAAATAACCGATGATGCTCATGCGGCCTTCCTGACCTCGACCACAATGGTTGGCTGACCTTTATGGGTTGCCCACTTGACCTGATCCACGGTGATTGCCCTGACGATCTCAGAGGTATCGTCCTCGATGACTCCGGCCTTGACCAGCCCATCCATTGCAGGCTTCATGGTGCTGGTCGCGTTGTCGCGGTCCATTGGTCGGCGCAGCTTGCCAAGGTAGATCGTCCAGTGCAGATCGACCGGGCCTGGTATCGGGTCGGCACCGAGGCAGGCAAGCATCGTGACCTGTTTCAGATGCTTGGTTTCGGCTGCCTTGGTCCGCCAATGCTTACGGCTGTTCGGACTGATGCTGTAGGCAGGGCCTGCGGGAATGGTAATCTCGATGGCATCCATCACTCCCCCTCCAGCACGGCGTCAATCGCCCGGAGTGCGGTGCGCCAGATCGGATCAGTGATCTCAACAACGTCGCCTCTGCCCGATGTCAATGAGTAGATTTCGATTCCAGAAATATCAGCCTCAATCCAACGATTGTCCTGGCAGAGTACGTACCCGTCCCGATGGTGCGAGACAACCCGAAAGCCCAGCCCGGTCAACGCGGTTTCAATGGCGGCAAGCTGCTGTTCGGTGATCATCGGTCGGAGGCCTTGGTGAGCGCGGCGGACTCGATGAACTCAGTTGCAGCATTGAACAACACCTCGTACTTGTGCTGCCACATCCTTGCTTCATCCTCAACCACCGGAACCTCGGCAGCCGGGGCCGGATCGGGGGACAGTATTCCCGCCTCAACCAGACACTCCATCACGACTGAATACTTGTCGTCATCCCACCCGCCCATTGTGTCAATTCGGTCAGCAATCGCCTGAAGCGCATCACTGACCGTTGGCCGCGTATCGACCGGACGCCGGTCAGTGAATCCTGCCTTCACGGCACGCAGGCAGTCCTCGAATGCAGTCGGGTAGAAGTCTGGGTCCAGTCCCCGATTGATCTGCATGAACAACCGTCGAGCGACAGCATCCTCGTCGGGCGCGGCTGGCTGGTCGGGGATTGTGAAGAATCCCGACTCTTTGAGCGCGTTGTAAATACGCACCGGCAAGGAAAGCGTGGAGACTTCCTCGATTCCTCTGTAGATGGCCTTCACAGCTTCGTCTCTGTGTATTGCTTCATCCCTGTTCATCATCACGCTCCATCGCGGGGTCGGTCGTCTCGGTCGGGGTGGTGAGGGCGGTGAGTAGTTCGTCAGCAAAGTCGTAGATCGGGTAGATAGACCCTTTGCCTGATCTCATTCGATCATTGAGGAATCGCATCAGATCCCCCCGCGCCACGGCCCGATTGGGGCGCTCGGCAAGGCGGCGAAGTTCAGCGTCAATCTTGGACAGGTTGGAGACATACGCATCAACTTCGTCGTGCTGGTATGCCGACTTCGCTCCTGAATGCGCGTATGACCGGAGTGCGTTCAGCATCCGGCTAACGTCCATGTTGGGAGCATAGGCAATCGTGTCGCCGGTCGGTTTGGTGGTGTCCATCATGGTGTGGTCATCGGCCATGCTGCACCTCTGTATCTGGTGTGAATTTCAGCGGGGCATCCTTCGGTATCCACCGGATGTGAATTGGTAGACATGGCAGTAGGCAAATCCAAATGTCTCGGATGAACGTGTCTTTCCAGAACACACCAATCCACATGTCCTGCTGCTTCCACTCAATTTTGATGCTGTGAATGCGTCCGATGCTCACTTTCCCCCTCCAATCGGTGTGTCGTAGGTCAGTCGGATGCCCAGCGATGCCAGGTCTTTGCGGAATTGCGCGATGATCTCCTGCGCCATGATCGTGCGCGACTCAATGTCGATGCCGGTCCATTCCTCGGACTTGTCCCCGATGATCGTGGTCAGCAGGTCATTCACCGTGTCGTCGATCTGCTCGGTGTCATCGGCGGACGGGGCGGGGGTGAACCGCAATCCGCCGTCATATAACGATGCAGCTGCCGCAATTGAACTGTGTCGATTGAACTCGATGATCTCCGCGATAGCCTCAATGTCGAGCTTTCGTTCCTGCTGTTCTGCCGTCATCCCGCTCACGACCCCACCTCGGCATCGAACAGGGAGGCGACGATCTGGTTTATGATTGTTTGGTTCTCCCAATCCTCACCGCAGTTGTCCCTGTGGTCGAGCAGAATTGATTTGACTATTGCCCAGTCAACCCTGCTCATCGTCACCACATCCGGCATCGGGGCGCGTGGCAGCAGGGCCATGAATGCATCGACTACGCACTTACGGAACTCCGGATCGACCTCAACAAGTGGCGTGTGGTCCATCGCAGCCTCCACCTGCTCCCGCTCGATCAGCGCATCGGCGCGTGGGGCGAGGCGGGTATCCACAATGTCGTATCGAGCATCACGCAGGTCTGTGATCAGTTGAACCCAATCGAATGACTCGCCGTCTAGACCTTGATAGCCGAGCGTTGATTGCAGGTCATAGGCAAGCACCTCAATTGGGTCATCCGCATCAATCGCATCATCGACCGGGCCGGTCACCTGGGTCTGGGTGGTATCGGTCATGTCAGATCTCCGTCCTCGTTGTATTCGTCCACCGAGCGGGTCATCTCGATAATGTCGTTGGCAAGATGGGCCGCATAGAAGTCATCCATCTCGATCCAGAACTTGTCCCCTTGGTCCGTTTGCAGGCACAGAATCAATGCACCGATTGTTCCGCGAACCTCAATCTTGGGTGCTTCGTCGTAGACGTAGATCGTGTTGACGCCCTCGTCATACTCTCCGAACTGAGCGCGTTCCCGTTTGCTCATCGTTCGCGCTCCTCCTCTCGGTCGTTCGTCAGGGCCACGGTTGGCGACTGGCGGGCTAGTGATCGCTTCAGGTCGATTGCCAACGCCTCAATCAGTTGCTCCCGTTCAGGAATCACGATGTCGTGGTACTCCTCATGGTCGGAAACGGTCAGGGCAATCAGGCGCATCAGTTGCTCTTTGGTCATCGTGCCTGGATCGGGCGCTTCGGGTGTGCTGCTGCTCATCGTCCACGCTCCGGACGGACATGCATTCTGTGCCCACATTTCGAGCACAGTTCGTATCGTCCCGGTACATGCGGGCCATGACCGAATACGATGCAGCGAAGGTCGCGTAGGCGTTGGCGCAGGGTGGTCATTGTGTTGCTCCTGTTCGGGTGCCGTACTGCTCGCGGTACGTCTCGTTCGTGCATTCCCGGCACGTAGACCGGGCGACCGTTCCGCTGGCTTTGACCATGAACTGCGCGATTGGCAGAGTAAATCCGCATCGTGGACACCACTTGTGGGTGTCTTTGCGCTGCGGCATCTTGCTATCGGCCACGGTCGGTACGGGTGGGTTGGCGGCGATGAACGCGGTGACGAGGTGGTCGATGCCGTTCCGGGCCGGGTTGTTGAGCCAGAGCCGGAGCGTGGTCGTGTCAACGCCGATATTCGCGGCAATCCAGTCCATCGACTTGTGACTGATGTCCCGATACTCGAGGACGGCGGCGCGAGTCAGTTGGCCGGTGATGTTCTCGTCTACCACGACATCACGACCCACTTGGCATCGAGGCGGATCCCGAACTGGATGCAGCGGTCAACCCATGCCTGTGCCAGCGCAAATGTCGGGAACCAGCGGGTGTCGTCACCGGAATACGCACGGCTGTTCGCCATCATCCGGTACCGGCGATACGACGGAATCACGATGATCGTGACTGGCGTCAGCGGTATCGGGACTCGCATGGGGTTACGGACGGTTGTGGGGGTCGTAGACTGTAGGTGCATGTGAGCCTCCTTGGGGCTTCGTGCCATGCCGGGGCTGTTTGCGCAGTGCCCGGCTTCTTCGTGCAGCGTAGCACCTATCCGTGCAGATGTACAGATAGCTTCTTTCACCGTGCCGCCATGCCCATTCCAGCCGGTTCGCGGCGGTAGTCCGGCCCCTCGACCACGATCACGGTTGACGAGTCGTAGAGGCGGCTGACGATGCGCTCTGAGACGTGGTTGGCAAAGTCGCCTTTGCTCAGGTTGCTGGTGATGATGGTCGGCTTCATCTCGTCGTACCGGGCACGCAGCAACTGGTCGATCACGGTCACGCCCCACTCGGTCACCCGCTCCGCGCCGAGGTCATCGAGCAGCAACAGCGACACCTTCTCGGCCTTGTGCAGCGGCTTGTTGTGCGGCGGGGTGTGCTTGTCGTCGAACGTCTGCTTGATGTTGTCGAGCAGCTCCTGGGCGTTGAAGTACGCGACCGAATGCCCGGCCTCGTGGAAGTGCCGTAGCGCCCCGATCGATGCCCCGGTCTTGCCCCGCCCGACGTTGCCCATGAGCAGCAGATTGCGGCCACTGGTCAACGGATCGGTGGCGAACCAGTCGTAGATGCTGATCACGATCTTGTCCGACGGGCAGGACTCGAGGGTGTAGTCGGCCATGCGCTTCGGGACCATGCCGCGCCACTTGGCCGTCCGCTTGTCCAGCGTCCCGGTTCGGTCTCCGGCGTCGCAGCAACAGAGCTGCCCGGCGAGTTCGTTCTGGTGATCGGGGTTGGCACGGGCGATGTACTTGCCGGTGTCCTCGCAGTGAACGCAGTAGACATCAGCCGGAACCGCGTAGGTCGACCGGATCAACGCCTCTCGAGCGATCTGGTGCTTGCGTTGCAGTGCCAGCATCGGCGGCATCTCGAACTGGACGCCCTTCGATGTCGTGGCGATCATGTCCGCGTCGGTCAATTCGGCGTAGCGCGGCTCGTCCCGGTAGCCGCCGATCTGCTGGGGGGTGATCCAGGTCATAGCGATGCCACCCCGTTCTCATCGAGCCACCCGGCCCCGGTTGCCCACTCGTCAGCGGTTGGCAGGTTGTCGCGTTGGGCTATCGGCTTGCCGTGCGTCTTGATCGGCGGCGTTTCCTCGTCGAGCCAGCGTTTCTGGTTCAGCCACGTCGCTGGTAGCGGGATGAAGTGCCGTTCACAGGCAGCAAATGCCGGAAGGAAACGTGGTAGCCCATCCGTGGCAGATTGACGTTCGGCCACGGTCATCCCACGCCATGCCTTCTCAGCAGCATGCCGACTCTCTTTCCGGGGATAGAGCCGATACCAGGACTCAAACCCGTTGATGTTTGGCTTTTGGACTTTGGGGGTTTGGGGGTTATCCCCCTTCTCTGTCTCTGGTTCTGTATCTGTATCTGTATATATAGCGTGACTGGGCGTGACTGGGCGTGACATGTCCGGTTTTGTAGCTGAGTCACGCTGTTTTGCCTTGCGTTCACGCGTTGCTTCTGGTGTGTCCGACGGCTTGTCGTACTGCCGTTTCTGGAAGTTCACGAACGACACGGTTTCGTCGTCGTTCTGGACTATCCGCAGGCGTACCAGTTTGGTCAGTGTCGCGGTCAGCAATTCGGTATCCCCCCTGGCAACCTCGATTGCCAACAGGTCCATATCCTCGTACTCAATCGTGCCCCTCTCTGGGCTGTCGCCTGCCATGCAAAGCAAGTTGAACCAGACCCGGAACTCGGCATCGGTCAATGTGTCGAGCTTCCGGTCTGATCGTGCTTCGGTATGCAGGCGCAGCCACTTCATCGGTTATCCCCTGTTCAGTCCGCGCACGGTCCCGTACACGTCGTCAATGCTGTATCGCTCGCCGGTGTTGGTGGTGTATTCGCCGATGCCCGGATCCCACTTGATCTGTGCCCCGCCGATCGCATTCCAGAGCGCCGCCGCCTGCTCCCGCTGGGCGTCCTGGACCTCGGTGCAGAACGCATCGAATCCGTGCCAGTTGTCGGGTCCGTCGCCGGCCGGGGCACTGCCGCGCATCGCTACCGGGTGGTCGAGCGGCAACCGGATCGGGTCACGGTCGGCATCGGTCGCGGGTGGCAGGTGGAAGGCGAGTTGCGCGATCATGCGGATACCCATGCGAACATTGGGGCGTCGTTATAGAGGCGATCCCGTGCCATCTGCGCGTACTCCGGGTTCAGTTCGACGCCGATGCCGTTTCTCCCCAGCCGGTCAGCCACAAGCAGCGTCGTGCCCGCCCCGGCGAACGGGTCGAGGATCGTGTCGCCTTCACGCGAACCGGCCAGGATGCAGCGGCGGGGAATCTCAGGCGGGAAGGTTGCGAAGTGCGCGCCGGGAAACGGGTGCGTGGCGATTGACCAGACGTTGCGTGCGTTAGCTCCGTTGGCCTGTTGCTCCGCTTTCGGCATCGCATCCCATCGGTCATTGAATCCATCGTGCCGGCGACTGTGACCGCGCTGTTTGCCCTCTACACCTCGAGACTCGCGTCGATCAGGATTCTTCCGAGCGCCACCGGTCAGCGTCGATGTGCCCTTCTCTCGCCCCTCTCGGTGAAACGCACCGTGGGATCCCGGTCCCGTATCCCAGCCGTCAGGCATTTTTGTCGTCGGTGATGTGATCTCAGTCCGAATCGCGTCGGCGTTGTAGTAATACCGGGCGCTCTTGGTCAGCAGGAAGATGTGTTCGTGCGCGGACGTTGGCCGGTCGGTCACGCTCTCCGGCATCGGGTTCGGCTTGTGCCAGATGATGTCCGACCGCAGATACCAGCCGTCATCCTGCAACGCAATGGCAAGCCGGGCCGGGACCATCATCAGGTCTTTATTCTTGAACGTGCCGGACTTGGCTGCGCTGCGACGGTTGCCGCCATTGCTTGCCGTCTGCGATGTGTCCCACGTCTTGCTGAACGACTCACCCGATGTCTTGCGAACCGGCGAGTCTGTCCAGTACGAGTCCCCGATGTTCAGCCAGAGCGTGCCATCGTCTGCCAGCACGTCGCGCACCAACCGGAACACGTCCACCATGCCGGTGATGTACTCGGCAAGCGTCGGCTCCAATCCCATCTGCCCATCGACGCCGTAGTCCCGCAAGCCGAAGTACGGCGGGGAAGTGACGCAGCATTGAACGGACTTGGGCGGCAGCGTGGCGAGGATGGTGCGGCAGTCTCCTACTCGCAGGTCGATCACGCTGCCTCCTCGGTGTTGCGCCGGTACGCCTCTTCGCAGCCAGCCGCATGGACAGACCGGTACAGGTCAGCCCAGTTGATCGCGGCGGCGGCATCGAACGACGGCACGACCACTTCGACGGTCGTCTCGTTCAGCGACCAGCCGTCCTTGATCGTCTTGCTGTGCTTGGCGCGTAGGCGAATCTGCTGATCGCCCTCGCTGATCAGAATCGCGTCGTAGGGTGTGCCTGATTCGGGCAAGGTCATGCTGCGCTCCTAAGCGATGCGACATACGCCTTCCAGGAGTCGAGGTTGATGACCCACCGGCTGCCCATCTTCACGGCCTGAACCTTCTTGCCGTAAATCAGGTTAGTGATCACGAAATCGGAACTCATGCCGATCTCGAGCGCGGCGTCACGGACCTTGATGAATGCGTGGGTGCTGATAACGTCTGCGTTCAATGCTGTCTCCTTGCCTCTGTTAGGCCGTTAGCGATGAGCGATGTGACTCGACGCCCTTGCGGAACGTGTCGGACTGCTCGATGCCCCGCTTGGACATCTCGTCGATCAGCCATGTGAGCGTCTTGCGGTCAGGCATCGACTCGTACATGAGCTGCCACAGATCGAGGTTCGTTCCGGCGATGGTGAAGCTGTCGGCAATCGCCTCCTTGGACTTGGTGCCGAACGCGATCTTCCACGACTGGAGGAACTGATCCGGGTTGATCGGTGGTGATGTTGTCGCAGAGTCGGGCACATGTTGCACCGGGCTACTACCGCGCTCTGGTTCAGGCTCCGACCGTCGTGGTGCGCGTGCGCGGTTGCCGTCGTCATCCTCGGTGGACAGGTTCAGCATCGCCATGAGCGCATATCGGCGGGTGTAGGTGATGCCCCCGCCGTACGCCTGCGGATCGGTCGTGTTGGTGTAGACGACCAGTGCATTGCCTTCGATCCGTTCGCCGGATGTGTGCAGCAGCGTGGTTCGTACCACCGGGCGACCGTCGATTACATCAAGCGGCTGAGCAACGACCAGCCCGTTGTCGTGCAGGGCATCGGTAACCGCATCAAGCACGCTGCCGAGGTCCGCATAGTTGTAGGAGTACTTCGCGCCCCTGACGGTCTTGTCTTTGGTGATGTCGCCGAACGCACGTTGCGATGCAATGAGCGCTGCGGCCAGCGTTTTGTGTTCAGTCATCTGCTATCCTTGAAGGGTGTTACCCACCCATAACTCGATGTGATCCGACGGCGGCTACCGTCTGGATCACGCTGCGTCCAATGGCGTGATCGGATCGAGCAATCGCAGCCCGTTCCGGATCCCGGCCTTGGCTGTTGCGGTCTCGAAGTTCCGGACGTCCTGCACGTCCTTGGTCAGCAGGCTCACGACCCGGAAGCGGTGATGCGCGAACAGCACCTTGCCGCGTGCGTCGTCTGTCGCCCGGTTCAATCGCACCTGCTCTGTCAGCGTGACAATCCCGTCCGCCAATACCTCCCGTTGAACCGTTACCAGTTCGTCCATTGCATCGACGGCATCCGTCGTAACTAACCTGGCCTGCCCCATGCCAAGTGCCCCTCTCTTGTTCGCCGCAACCGGCAAGATTTGAATCACAGCGCGTCCACGCCGGATTTGTTTCAATGGGAACCAATCGCCCCGACCTGGACTCGCAGGGAGCAAGTGCAGGTCGGGAGTACCGGAGACGTGGGCACATGTTTGGGGGCCAAGTGGCACAGGGGAGTTGGGACACATGACGGTGGTCAGACCAACCAACTCACCCTTACTCGCGGCTAGTCCGTCTACTGGCGCTGAAACGCCGAGCCGGAGCCAACACGGGGCCGGAGTCAGCCGATGCGACTGTCCCCCAAACATGCGACCACGATTGACGGCGGGGGGTTGTGCTATGGCGAACCACTGGCCCCCCGCCTGGTTGTCAAGCGTTCCGATTTCGTTGCGTTTGGCGTCGAGTCCGGCATCGACCTCGTACACGAAAGGCGTCAGACTGGCACGCTTGCCGGTCTGTTCAGCCCACGACGTGGAGGCAACGCCACGGGCTGAACAGACCCCCCGGTGTACATCCGGGGAGTCGTGGAAATTGCGGACACTGGCGGAGCTCAGCGCCTCTTTCGGGCTAGTGAATCGAGAACGAGGATCGTCAACATGACGGCGATCGCTAGGGTTGACCACATGAGTCGTCATCCTCTCCGTCGTCAGGCGCAACAAAGCCGGACGCGAACATCGTGGAAACGGCAACAGAGAACGCACCTAGGAAAACCAACCGGAGAACTTCTGACCAATCCACAGCAATCCTGCCCAGAGTGGGATGCTCAACAGCACGCCCCACGCAATGCCTCGGAAGGTGCGGATTCCTTCGTCGTTCAGCGAATACAGATCGCGGGGTTCGGGGTTGGGGGTATCCAGTGATCGGCGGAACATCAGGCGGCCAGTTCAACGACGTCGGCAATGTGCCCGTCGAGTTCAACGGCGTCAGCGGTCTGTGTGCGGATGCGATCCCATGCGACGATGTCGACCGAGCAGTAGACCGACTCATCGAGGCCGGCGGTGTACAGCACGTAATCGTCCGGGACGATCTGGTCACGGTCTCGCCCGTCAGGAACGAAGACGACCTGATAGGCCATGCTGAGTACCGAGCAATACGTGTCGTTGTCTGTGATGCTGAGATTCGACAACGTCTCGTCGAGATGCTTCCACTGCGCGACGGTGAGTTCTGTATCCACCTACGCCACCTTCCCGGCCACCTGGCCAATGCGCTCGGCTACGAGCGTCAGCAATCGCGCAACCACCCGGTCGGCGATGTCGTCCTTGTCGGAGTCGGTAATCGGTGCCGGGAACGCAACGAGGTTCGACCGGTCTTCCAGCGTGTAGACAAACGAGCGGTGGATGTGCAGCGAGCCGCCGACCTTCATCACCTTCGAGGCCGGGATGCCGAACGTACCGGCGCGGTTGCTGCGGCCCTTGGCGATTGCGTCACGGACCCACTGCTCGTCGTGCCCGAATGCGGCGGCTACCTGCTTGACGCTGAGCCATTGCTGGTCGTGTGGGATCATGCTGCGTTCCGTTCTGATGGTGCTGATTTATCCCCAGATGGGGACTCAAAGAGCACGTCGAATGGCACACCGATGAGTGTGGAAATCATCCGGGCGACGTCAGCGGATAAGGTCCGCCGACCGCGAGTCGCATGAGTCAGCAGCGGGGCATCGACGCCGACCTGTCGGGCCAGCCATGCCATTGTGCGACCCTGCAAAGCCATTGCTTCGGGAAGTCCGGGGGCGATGAATTGCTCTTGTTTCGTACTCATGGGGACAGAGTAGCACCACATGGGGATAAGCGCAAGCATTATTGCGTAATGAAACGGGGATTAAAATTCGCCACATGGTTTCACGGCCAACTGCTCTACCGGGAAATGTCTCCGGCGGACTTTGCGCGGCGAACCGAGATCAAGCCGCAGACGATCAGCAAGTGGCTGCTCGGCGAGCGTGTTCCCTCCCCGCTGTACTGCGACCTGATAGCCGATGCGTTCCTGCTGGACCCTGACATCGTCCTGGACGTGGCCGGTCACCGACCGATGCCAAAGCCGGTTGACCCTGACGATCCGAAGGTCGAGATACTAGGGCTGGTCGACCGGGTCGACTGGTCGAGCGAACGCAACGTACGGCTGGTCAGGTCGCTCTTGGGTGAGTTGATTAGAGAGGCGAAGGTGACCAAGTGAACCGCAGACACGCATTGGCCGGGCTGATCGCATCCGGAGCCGCGCTGGCCGCAACCGGGGCAAGCGCACAGGATGACACTGCCGCGAACCTCGAGACCGTGCGCCGGTTCTTTGCCGACTTTCGCGCCGGTCGTGACCCTGAACAGTTGCGCGGGATCGTGGCCGACGACTACGTATCGCAAGACCCGACTGCCGCACCGGGGATCGATGCGTACATTGCCCGGTCAGCGGAGTACTTCCGGAACATCGACTACAGCTACACCGAATACACCTGGACAGAAGACGCATTGATCGGGAGCGGCTCGACCGTCGTCTGGCGCGGACGTGAAGGCGGCACAACGACCGACGGCAAACTGACCGACGTTCGGTATCTGTACTGGTTTGATCTGAACGACGATCACCTAATCACGACGTTTTGGACCGGCGTGGATCCGGCAGAAGCGTTCCTGTTCCCATGACCGACAACATCTTCGGGCACAAGCCACCCGCCGCAATGGGTCTGCCTGACCTCGATGACATAGACGACGACCTGGAGAACGGCGAATGCACACTCGACCTCGCGGTGGACTGGTCGTTCGATTACGCGACGATGAAGTTCGTAGACAATCGCACCGGTCAACCCGTCATCAGGGACGGCGCATTGAACCCGGACATCGACTTCGCGTGAGACGCAGCCGCCCGGTTCCCGACCACAGTCAGGTCAGCGACAAACCGCTCACCGCGTTCGGGCACTTCCTCGCCGACGCGCTGAACGATCGGCACTGGTCAAAGGTCCAATTCGCCGAGCGGTCGGGCGTATCCGTCAACTCAATCGCAAGCTGGCTGTATCACGACAACCGCACACCGAAGCCCGACAAGTGCGCACTGATCGCCGTCGGGCTTGGCGTGCCCCTGTGGCGCGTTCTGGAGTCCGCTGGGCATCCATACGACGGAATGCTCGGTGTTCCCGCGACTGATGCGCGTGCGGCCCTGTGGCGACGTATCGAGCGCATGACCGACGACGAGGCGGCTGCGCTGCTGGAATCGATAGATGGCTAGGTCACGGTATCCCGGTATCTACTCGTACCTGACCCCGGTCGGCGGTCAGAAGTTGTGGGGTTGCCGGTACGACGAACCGGGCAAGGACGGCAAGCGGGTTCAGCGCAACCGGCGCGGATTCGCGACGCAGGCCGAGGCTATCGCCTACCAGCGTTCCCGCTCCGACCGGCACGCACGCGGCGGCGGAACCGTGGTCAGTTCAGGAATGCCGCTGGATGATTACCTGGAGTCGTGGCTGGCCGGCATGGTGGACATCAGCCCGAATACCCGACGCAACTACGTCAATCGTCTCAGGCCACTACAGCAACACGTAGGGCACATTCCGCTGAACCGCCTGACGCCTGCTGATCTTGACGGCGCGTACGGCACGATGCGACGGCAGAAGCAATCCGCGTCGGCTGTCCGGTACGCGCATCGGATCCTGAAGCAGGCACTCAGGCGGGCGGTCGTTCTGGACATGATCGCCGCTAATCCCTGCGATCGGGTGACGCCGCCGAAGGCCGAACGGCACGAACCGGACACCTGGACACAGGCGGAGATGCAAGCGTTCCTGTCCGCCGAGATTGAGCATCCGGTGTGGGGAGACTTCTGGGCGGTGCTGTGCGAGACGTGGCTGCGCGTCGGCGAGATCACGGACCTACGATGGGCGGACATTGACAGCAAGCAGAATCAAATCAGGATCAGCCACGCCGTTCGCCGGAACGATGCGCTCGAGAACGAGTCAGGCCCGGTCAAGACCGACAACGGACGCCGAACGATTCCCGTCTCACGGTCATTGATCGAGCGGTTGCTGCTACGCCGAATGCGACTCGGTAACCCGAAGGCGTCGGCGCTGGTCTTTCCGGCTGCCCGTACCGGCTCTTGGATCGAAGCGCACGTTGCCCGCAAGGCGTTGGTCGCCGCGTGCGAACGGGCAGGCGTTCCGGTGATCGGATTGCATGAGGTTCGCCACTCTGGCGGGTCGATTGCGTATCTGGCCGGGATCGACCTCAAGACCATCAGCGCGAGGCTCGGGCATTCCGACGTCGCGTTCACCGCACGCACGTATGTCCACCTGAACGACGCCCACCAGAAGAGCGCAGCCGACGTCATCTGGGGGCTTATTTCACCCGCTCGTGTCAAGTTGTGGCAACATTCAGACGGCGACGATCCGGAAAGTGGCGTAGTTACGGGCGAAAATAGAACCGCGTGAGACGCCTACCAGGCGTACCAGCCGTCGCCAGAGATCACCACAACCCCCAACAATTCACCGCTCACAGGCACGGATAGACGACACGCAGCCCGGTCAGGCTAGGCGTTTTCGATGATCTGCCTGGTTCCTGTTGTGTCAAATCGTGTCATGCCTTAACTCGCATTGTGCCCTTGAAGATGCCGGTGGTTGAGCCGACCTCGACCGTCACCGTGATCGTGTACGCGCCCTCGGTGACCGGGGCAATGCACTCCGCCCGCCATGTGTCGGCAGTCGTTGCGTCCTCGGTGAGCGTGCCGGTGCCGACCTCCGTCCCCGCGCTGTTTGCCAGCGAGTAGGCGACCGAGTCCCATGTGACTGACGCGCCGGTTGCCGAGCGGACAAGTCCGACCAGTTCGATGTCGACCGATTCGCCGGGGTCGCAGGTTATCGCTGTTACGTACGCCATTCGCTACCTCAATTCGTGTGCGCGAGGTCAAGCGACCCGCTGATTGTTTGTTGCATGTTCAGATCCGCGTCGATCGTCGGTGTCAGGTTCACGTCGCCGCGCAGGGTTGGGCGCAGGTTGACTTCAGCGGAGACCGTTGCCCGCAGGTTCACCGATCCCGCGAGGGTGGGGCGCAGGTTAACGAACGCCTGGAGTTCGCCAAAGCTCTGGTTCGTGTCGGTTGCCGTGACGTTGCCGCCCGCAATGACCACGGTCGAGCCGGTGACGATGGCATCAGCCGCTTCGCCCGCAGTTGCGTTGACCGTGCCACCGACAATCGAGACCGTGCCGACCGATACAGTTCCGGTGGCTGACGTGCCTGCGGTGGCCGATACTGACCCGCCGGTGATGACGACCGAGAACCCGGTCACATCGCCAAGAGCACCCGCCGTACCGGTGACACTGCCGCCCGCAATCGGGATCGTGTCGGCGGATACCGTTCCGGTTGCGTCCTCAGACGTATCTCCGGTGCCTGTGACGGATCCGCCGCTGATGACAACGGTCGACCCGGTGACCGTCCCGGTGTCACCCGTTCCCGCTGTTGCCGACACGTTTCCGTAGGCCAATGGCACGTTATCGACGCTGACGGTCGCAGTGTCGCCAGTACCAGCCGTGCCAGTGATTGACCCGTAGGCGAGCGGAATTGTGTCAGCGGTGACGGTTCCGGTATCGTCCGTCGGAAATGTCCCAGTGACGGAGCCGCCAGTAATCGGGATCGTGTCTGCACTGACGGTGCCAGTGGCGCCCTGCCCTGCGGTGCCGGTAACAGATCCACCTGCGATGGGAACTGTGTCGGCGGATACCGTTCCAGTGGCGCCACTACTCGCCTCAGCAATCGCCACCCACGCCCAGCTATTGGTCGATGACGCGCTCGATGTGAAGGTCAACGCATAGGCGCTCGCATCGGCAACTCGGCGGTAGGCGGTCGCATGAAATTGCAGCGTGCCCGATCCGGTTTGCCATTGCTCGGTCCAGAGCGCCGACGCACGCATTGCGGTCAGTGCCGACTGCGAACTGCTGGTAATGCCGCCCAGAAGCAACGCGGGTCCTGCGGCTGCCTGCGGACTGCCACAATCAAAGGTCGTATTGCTGCCGCTGTCATTCGATCCAGCGGTACTGGAGGCATTGATCGGTGACGACGTGTCGTGCCCGGTGATCTCGTACAGATCAAGCGCAGCGGCAAGTACCGTACCGGTAAATGTCACCGTCATGGTCGTGATCGAGGTTGCGTTCAGGCAGTACCAAACCTCGAGCTGAGAGTTGGTTGCCGCGACAAGACCATCCGTAATCTTTGCCCAGGTGTTCCCGGCAGAGTCGGCAAGTGTCGATATGGTCTGCGATGACGTCTTGCCGGAGATGAACGCGACCAGCAGGTGTCCGGTGGTTGTCGCTGCGACGCTGCTGAATGAGCTGACCGTGTTGGCGCTGGTCGTCTGGAAACTCTGCACGCGCTCGACGAATACCTTGGTTCCGTCATCGTGCATTCCCTGCGCATACACAAAGTCAACCGACGGAGTGGTGTGATCGGTGTAGAGGACACCGACGCCGGTTGCTGATGCCGCTGCATACACCGCCGGATCGTTGGCGAGACCGGTGACAATATCGGTATCAAGCCCAAACGTCGGACTGGCGTAATCGTCGGAAATGTCATGGTGGACCGTGCCGCGACCGTCGCCTGACCAGACGTTGACCCATTTACCATTCCACGGAACGACAACGCCACCCATACGACCGGGGTCACTGGTTGATGTCGGGGACGCATTGGCAACTGTTGTCCACGTCGGCGCGCTGCTCGAGGTTGAATGCAGGAAGTCGAACTCGCCGGTCGAGTCGTTGGACAGCGCGGCAATTCGATGAGTTCCGCCGTCGTTGACGTAGCCCATGAAGCTGCTGTAAATCGGTCCAGCCAGCGCGGTTGCATCCAGGTCACCATGCGTACCAAGCGTGTTGCTGCTGTCAATTGAGCGGTTCGATATGTCGTTGTTGACCTGCTCAAAGTACAGGGCATGGGCCATGTCGCTGTTGCCGGTCATGGTGATCGACAGCGGGATCGACGTTTGCGTAGTGTTCAGTTGGGCCGCCGCGGCCCAACTCGATCCTTCGTACCGGCGATAGGCCACATCGTTTGTGCCATCCCGGAAGAACACCAGAACATCGCCGTCTGACCGAACCGTGACACCAACGCCAAAGTCTGAATTAGCGGTCGTGCTGGCATCAGCACCGCCAACGTCTGACCCAGCGTGGGTATCGGTTGTTGTATCGAAGATGCGAACTCTGAGTGTGTTCGTTGCGCCAGTCGGTCGGTAGAGGATGTGCAGGTTTGTGCCGTCAAGCCATGCATCATACGAATGCGTTGCGCCGGAATGACCGAGACTGTTGCTGCTGTCCTGCTCTGTGAACGTCACGCCGCCGTCAGTGGACTTGTGAACCTCGATGAGAACAGCGGACGTGTTCAGGACGACCGCGTACCAGTCGTTGCCAACGGGGAACAGACTCCGAGCAACCCAGCCCGAAGTCGTTCCGTTTATGTATCCGTTTCTGGCATTGCTGATCGCCACGGACTACGCCTCTCTGGTGAACTCGCCGCGTCCGTACTGGTAGCAGACCTGCTCGGTCTTGAGCCCTGTCTTGAACAGAATCTTTGTCCAGTGCCCCTTGATCGTCGCGGGCGATATGAACAGTTGCGCTCCGATCTCGTCCCGACTCATGCCCGCATCGCAACGAAGCGCCACGATCTGCAATTGCCGACGAGACAACGACAGCGCGCGTGGCAGCTTCGGTATACGGGCGGTCATGCTAGTAGGTGAACTTGAATGTCGGAGCCGGAAACGTGATTGCGAGTGTGCCGGCCGTCGGCGCCAGCGCGGTGTCAAACGTGACGTAGCCGACGAGGTAGCTCGTAGAGTCAGTGCCGGAGTCCAGGTAGACCACCAATGTCTTGCCGTCCGTAAGCGTTACCGTCGCCTCACTGATGTCACTGATCTCGACCCGCACTTCATTCGTGCCCGCGTCGATGGTGACGGTCAGAGTGACCGCAATACCATCGGTCGCCCAGTTGGTGCCGGTACGCTCATTGGCACGCGGCCCGTCGTCAATAAACTCGTCGGTGTCCATGTTCGGCGAGTATGCCGTCGCGCACAACATGCCCCGATACGTTCCGGTGTCGAGTGCGAAGTCGCCGATGATGAGATGTTGTACTGCTTTGCCGTAGACCTGAAACGTGCCTGTCGCCATACTGTCCTACTTTCTCGTTACCATGTCGTTGACTTCATGCCGTACGCCCGTTGCGCCGGATCCCAATAGCAGCGGTTCATCTCGCCACGGACGTAGACAACGACCTTGTGCCCCCGCAGCCCCGTACGTGCCCCCTGCCGAGCGAGGCGGGCGCAGATGCCCTGCGTTGCCTGGTACTCGCCCCGCGCCACGTCGTCATTGCAGCCGAGTTGTCGCATCCGGTAGCTGTTGCGCGGGTTGTTGATCTCCGCTGCCCACGTCGCACAGTAGGCGTCGAGCACGTACGGCGGACTGGCGCTAACCGGCGCGACGAGCGCGAGCAGGAACAGGGCGGCGACTGCGATATGTCTCATGGGCGGGCGTCTCGCTTCTCGATGCGCTGCTGGATCAACTGCCAGTAGCGGGGCGACGTCCAGCGCGGATGAATCACGATTGCCCGTATCCACCGCACGCTGTTCACGCTGACATCAATTCGTACTGCGCCGTGGCAGTGGCGTCGGTCTCCAGCGCGTTGCTCACCGACAGTCGCATGTAGCTGAATCCGGCCACATCGGCGACGAACGAAACGGGGTCGCCATTGCCCATCTCCATTGGCACCGGACGCCCGATGTTGTCATCCGTGTCGTACCGGGTCACCACTGCGAGCTTCGAGAACGTGTCGTTATCGTGAGATACCCACAAGGTTGCGCGGCAGAATCCGTCGCTTGATAGCGTCAGATACGCTTTGCAGCCCTTGCATGCCACGCTCACGCTGTCGACCGATGATTCGGCTGGGATCGGGTTGGCAATGATGAATGTACCCATTAGGCCCGGTTGTCCTTGATCGCGCCGTGGTCCTTCAGGAAGTTCCACACGAACGCGGCCACGGCTGAAACTGCGGTCACCAGGAACGCGGTCTCGATGCCGTCCAGTCCCCATTCGAGGCGCTTGTCGGCCATGTAGACCGCGCCCGATGCCAGACCGGTGTACGCGCCGACCAATACGGTGTTGCTGCCGGTTGTCTGCTTGTCCGGGATGATGTTCACGATGACCTCCTAAACGATTGCGAGGCGGTTCAGTACCACCAACGCCAGAATGACCAGAATGAAGATGACGAGTGCGCGTTCTATGCTCATGCAGCCTCCCCGCCTCGCGGCGTTACGTCGAAGTCGGTATCAAATGCGGCTGCCCGAATCCGGGAACCGTCTGGCATCAGGAACCACTCGGTCCCCGATGGTGTCTGGAATACGCCGCGAATCTCAGCCTTGGCGCCCTTGCGGATCGACTTGCCGGTAGGCGGTGCGGCATCACTCGCCCACGCGCGCGGTGGAACCTGACGCAGCGCCGTCGCCTGTCCGTTGAACGCATAGACATCTACTCCGTTCAGGTCTTGCCAGCCGAGTTCACTGCCGAGGTTCCACGGAATCGCCGCCGGTTTCGCGTACGTCGGGACTGGTTCAGCCGGAGTGACGACTTCCTGGTATCGCCGCATGACGCCACGCACCATCGGGATCATCCGCGTCGCCATCCACTCCCAGACAACCGAACCGGGGCACGGCTTGTAATCGACGCCGCAGAAGTCCCGGTGTCCGTAGACGAACTCGGAGCCGTCATTGCGGAACGGGAACTGGTGATACGGGATACCGTCGTCATGGGCACGGCTGGCAATCCACTGCACCACGTCGTTCCACGTTTCCTCGGACACCGCGTCTGGATAGAAGCCCATGATCTCGATCGATTCGAGGTCCGTGTTTGTGCTGTTGGGATTGCCGTTATGTCGGGCGACAAAGTCCCTGCCCCGCTTACTGGCCGCGTGCGCCCGATACGGACCCTGTGCCCATCCGGATAGATCGCGGTCGGTTCCGGTGATGAAGTTGATTTGCGTCATGGTCGCGTCGGACTTCTCGGAGATAACCCAATCGGTCAGCCCCTTGACGGTCGGATTCAGCAGCCATGCAACCGATCCGTGTCCTTGTGCCCGGTGCAAGCAGACGCCGTCCAACTGTCGCGGCCCCAGCCGGTTCATGCCGACGCCTTCGACCTTTAGCCCCGCGCCCGTCTCAAACGAAACGACGTTATGTCCGGGCAATGGGATCAGCCCCGGTGTCATGTCGAGCGCCACTACTCCCCCCTCACATGTGCCGACCAGTCGTAATCGCGCACGGCAACATCGGGCCGTCGGAACGATGCCCACGACCGCAGATTCGAGCCGATCACGAACCGCTCCAGCCGCACGAACTCGCGCCGAATGCGCAGGTGGTCAGCGATCAACCAACCGGCCAGAACTCCGAGTGCAAACGTCATGCGTCCGCCTTCCAGTCGTTTTCCCGCCGCATAAACACAACCTCCCCGATCTTCTCCGGCGCTGACGATGCCCGCCCGCGCACAAGTCCGCCGTTGCGAATCCGCCACGACAGCCAGAACGTCAGCACGACCGGTACGCCGCGCAGGACGATCACCGATGTTGAGTTCGCCGCTGATGACCAATACGGCTCCAGGAACTTCGGCTCAATGCGAATGCGCACGATGTCCAGCGCGTTCAGGGCGAGGCTCAGCGCCGTCGCTGCCAGCACGTACCGCCCCGCAATCGGCCACCCGACCGGGCCGTCAATGTCGCGGGCTAACCGGAACGTGCCCCACGCGAGCCACAGGAACGCGAGGAACAGCGCGAACCACTCAGCGGCGATGACCAGCTCGCGGGTGTCGCTGTTCACGATGCGAAGTCCATCGGCAACACGGCCTGCTGTAACCGCTTGGCGGCTATCTCGCAGTACCGCTCTTCGATCTCGATGCCGATTGCCTTGCGGCCCAAGTCCTTTGCAGCGCGTAGGGTTGTGCCGCTGCCCATGAACGGGTCGATGATGGTGTCGCACTTATGACGCTGGATCAGATAGCGCAATAGGTCGAGTGGCTTTTGTGTCGGGTGGAGGTAATCCACCGTTGATCCTCGGCTGTATCGGAGAATGTCCCGATCACGTCCACCGACTAGCGCCACCCGTTGCTTGCGAGCGAACAGGATCGCCTCCCATTGTTGACCGTAGGTCGCGTCCAGATCACCCGCCGTGCAGTTGCCTTTGTCCCAGACAAGCACGTTGACCAATTCGCCAATCGACCGAACGATCCCCATTTGTTCGTCTAGCCGCTCCGGTGCGGCAAACCAGTAGATATGCGCCGTGTCGTTCAGCAATGGCGCGACCAACTCTGCCGTGTCGTTCAGCAATGGCGCGACCAACTCTGCCGTGTCGTTCAGCAATGGCGCGACGGCTAAGTCATAGGCGAGTCGCGTACTCGACCGGACGACGTTCTGTCGATGGCCGGTCGAGTACGCGACTCCATACGGCGGATCGGTCAACACAAGGTCAATCGACCCCGGCTCCAGCGTCGGCAGGATGTCTCGGCAATCGCCGTGGTAGATCGTGATGCCGTCACGTTCGTAGTAGGGCGTCATGATGCGTGCCTGTCCCGTTTGTGGACGTCGTCGATGACCTTGGCGAGATCGAAGTCGGGGTTGCGGGGCGACGGCATTGCCCGGATGACCGCTATGTCCTCGCGGGTCTGCGGCCCCATCAGGTCGGTCTGCTCAGGCCACTCGCCGTACTCGCGGTAGTACGCCTTGCGGGTGGCCCACATCAGGAATCGTGCCCAGAGACTCAATGCCTTAGCGCCTTGTTCTCGTCGCGCAATTCCTGATTCTCGGCTCGTAAATCCCGATTGTCGTTCCGGTAGTCGGCCAACTGTGCCCGCGCGTCCGTCAATGCTTCCTTGGTGTCGCTCAGGGTGTCCTCGGCGATATTCAGTCGGTTGGCCGCTGACAGGATACGGAGCAGACGGAACGGGGTACCCGTAGAAGACCGGCTGCGGAGCCAGACCGTAATGGCCGTCAGGAACGTAAGCAGGCCCCCGCCGAATATCCATTCCCTCATACTGCATCGCTGCCCCTCCGTAAGTGTGCAAATGCACAGTCACAGTCACCACTGTAGCACGGCGGCTCATCGCAGGATTTCACCGATAACCACCGGATTCTTGCGGCCAATCACCAGAATCTCATCGCTGACCGATATGGTTTCGCCGGTTCCGATGCGCGGGTAATACGCCGTGTTCCCTGTGGTCGCACCGACCTCTCGGAACTGCACAAGGTTGCTCGACAACGCCGTCACAATCGCCCGGTACGGCGTGACCTCAGCAATCAGTTGCCGGATGCGCTCGTCGTCAATGTTGGCCAGGTCCGCGAATCCACTCATTACAAAATAGTCCCATCGAAGCGAATCGTCTGCGCGACATCCAGCGTCAGTAGGCAGGTCTGCGGCGTCAGGCCCATCTTGGCCCCGCGAATCCACCACAACCCGGACAAGTCTTCCATCTCGCCGGTCAGGTTGAGCGCGACGGTCTGGTGCGGGATCAGCCCGGTCGGGTCAGGCAAGACGCTGAACGTCCCCGCCCGGTAATACGACCGCCCCTCGTTGATCATCTGCCGCGCTTTGCGGTTCAATGCCGCCTGCGTCGTTTCTCCGGTGATCACGAACGGACGCCCGCCGCAGATGATCTCGCGCCCCAGCGAGGCCGTGGACGACGGCGAAGCGGGGTCATCATTGCGGTGCGTGCCGGTCAGTGGAGCGGCGGCGTAGTTCTCATTGACGACGATTGCCACGTTGCAGATTTGTTGCTCAGACGGCGTGATCGTGAACGGGGTCCGCAGATCAGCGTCGGCGTAGGTGGCGAACGATTCGAGCAAGTGCAGATCGCGGTACTCGCCGGTTGTGGTCACCAGTCCGGTCAGGTCCGCGTGCATCGTGTACCAGCCGAGTTGGTTCAGGATGTCGTTGACGATCTCGCCGCGTGGCGTGCCCGGTGATCGGCTGAACGCCTGCGTAAATGTGTCGGACGTGTTCGGTATGCGCTTGCGGACAATGCCCGCATCGACCAGTAGCGTCTGTATGTAACTGGTCGGATTGAACCCCGCCGGAATCGAGAATGAATCACTGTCGCCCGACTCAAACGCCAGCGAGGTCAGGTCGTAGCCGTTGAACGTCGCAACCGATCGCTCGACCGTGTACTCGCCCTGCGGCACGCGGATTGCGTACAGGCCCAGCGGTGACTCGACGTCTGCCCGACCGTCGGCGTATTCGTACCGGATGATCGGCATCAGGTAGTCGCTGAACGGTTCGATGATGCCAGGATTGCGGACCCGAATCTGGCACGACATCTTGATTGCCCGGTCAACGCTCATGTCAATCATGCCGTCGATCAGGTATTCGGTGATGTCGGTATGCCGGAACCCCGCGCTGTTGGCGATCCACAACTCCGGCGTCATGGTGATCATGTCGGAATCGACGCCGGTTTCGGGCATGATCGGTTCTATATGTGGCGCGAGCGAGATGGCGCAGATTGTCCACTTCTGCGTGCCGCTCATGGACCACGACAGCGTCACTGTGGCATTAGCGTATGCGATGTCCTGATCATCTTCGGAGTCGTTCGGGTCAGCAGCGACCCCTCTGCCCGCCACGTATCCGCCGCGACCGTGAAGGAACGAATTGCTGTCTGTCCACAGAAGCGTCTGCGGCGATGTGGCGGTCAATGCGCTGACAGACGAGACGGCACTTATGGCAACGTGCCCGCTCGGTGCGTAAATGCTTACCGTTGGGGTTGCGTCCTCCCCTGACTCGAAGTCCTGGGTGTCGACGATTGGCTCAAACAGATTGACATTGAACCATGATGCAGCGCCGCCGACGATGTTGGTTGGTGCGGTGTCCGTCGTGATTACGACGTCATCTGTACCAATGACAGGGTCGATAAGTCTCCAGAGCGAGACGGACGTTTTCCCGTCGTTCCCGGTCTCTGCTGTGACCGTGAGCGGTACTCCGCCATACGTTACGCTATCGACGTTGGGGCGCGGGTCAGACTCCTTGCGGATATGTACGCTTACGATCAGAATGCGTCGATTGCCCAAACCGACCGTATGCGACCACGTTAGCGGAGATGCTGTTCCGTCGGCTGAACTGGTTGCGTCAAGAACGATTGCCACTAGCTCACGCCTTCCGTGACGTTCTCTTGCCGTAATCCGAACGCGAGTTGATACCAGACGCCGGAGTCGTCACCGATTCGCGCCTGATGTGTTGCGTCGATGATCATGCCGAACAGCTTGCGCCCGGTGCCGTCGCGGTAGCAGACTGGTCGGGCTATGTTGGTCGTGTCGTTGTTGTCGCCGTCGAGCGCCAGGAATGCGTCCAGACGTGCCTCAGCCGACGCTACGCTGTCCGCGATCAGTGACGCGGTGAACGCCCCGGTCTTGGTGACTGCCCGCCCACGCACCGTAACCGCAGGGCCACCGGCAAGCGATGGGAATACCGCCTCGTCAACGCCTCGCCCGAAGTTCTTGTCGGTGACGTTGGTCAGGACGGCCCGATACGTTCCGCCGTTACCGACGCGGGTCATAACGTGGTACTGACCGAGCGCCAGTTCAGCCGAACCGCTTGCCTCTTCCGATAGCACCTCGTCGCCGCCGTAGCTGATCAACTGGTAGCACTCGTACGTGTATTCGTAGCCGCTTGCCGCCGTGTAATCGACGAACGTCGTTGATGATGGGTTCGTGTCCAGTTCGTGCAACTGAATCCGCGCCTGATCCGGCCCGCCGTCGGCTGACCGATACCGCAGGTAGCCCATGAACGCGCCCGCGCCGGAATCGACCAGCGGATACTCAGTCGGGTCGTGCGTGACCATGATTGCCGTCTCGACCGGATCGTAGCTGTCGGCGAACACAATGGACGCCTGGACATTGCCGAGCGCCGTCGCCGGGGCATAGTCAATCGAGATGTCAATCGATGACGAGCCTTCGAGTAGCAGCGAGTCCTGCGCCATGACGTACAGGTCGTAGTCGGTCTCGTTCTCGTAACTGCCCGACGGAATCAGGTGCTCGGACGTGGTCGAGGTGATCAGCCCGGAGTCGTAAGCGATGGTGCTTGTGCCCGACAAGTACAGAATCACCTGGTACTTCTGCTGATCCGTCGTTGTCCACTCGACCGTGAATGACGACGTTGTGATCACGTCGTTGTCGGCAGGGCTGTCGATGGTGACCGTGACGCCGTCGGCATAGATGAACGTTGCTGTGTTCGACCGTGTAGCTGACCCGTAAACGGTCGTCTCACCGCTGTAGAGCGTACCGTCGTAGGAAATCGCGGACACCGCCCACTCGCCGTACTGAGTCCCGCCTTCGGTGTACGTGTCTACGACAATGCTGTGGCCACTGCCACCAGTTAGCCCCGCCGCGCTGCCGGTCATCTCGACAACATCGGTCAGAGCCAATGCGTTCGTGAACGTCACGTAGACGGTTCCGGTCGGCAGTGTCCCGTCTATGAAAACCGTGACATCACCCGCGCCGATATTGGATAGCGCCTCCAATGCCGCGTCGATCGTGGCCGCGTTGGCATTGTGGTTGATGGTTCCGGTTGTCTGCCCGGAATAGGTCAATGTGAACGTGCCGCCGGTTGGCGGGGATGCCGACGATATGGTGACCGTCTGCACCTCGTACGTCTTCATGTCGGTGTCGGTGAGCTGGTATTCCCATCTCCCCGTGCCGCTGTTGTATGTTGGCGTGAATGTCCCTGTGGCGTTGCCGTTCGGGATGTCCACGATGAAGTACCCGGTCAGCCCGGTTCCGGTCGTGTCGTCCGCGTCCGTCCAGACCGCCGACAGTTTCGGCGGAGACGTGTAGACGGCGGCATTGTTCGGCTGCAACGATGCCGGGATGGACGGCGCGGCGTTGGTCGTGAAGCCCGGAATTGGCGAGGCGTAGTAGTTCGTCCAGACGTCGTCCGAGTCCTTGCCCGACATCGCGTAGTAGTAACTGCGGCCCCAGCCCAAATCGTCGAACCCGGTATCCGCCCACGTCACCGTGAACAGCGTGCCCGGTGACGCGCTGCTAACTGCCGCCTTGGTGATGACGCCCGATTGCTGCAAGAGCGCGTTCGTAGTCGCGTCGTACAGCCGAACGACCACCTCTTCCATCGCCAGTGCGGTGATGTGCGTCCACTTGCCCTCAAACGAGATGCCGGTGATCGCTTCCAGTTTCCCGGTCGGATCGTCGGCGAGTGTGATGACGCCCGCGTCTGCCGGGGTGAACGTCAGCCAGGTTGACCAGTCGCCGAACTCGCCCGCCTGATCGCTGACCTGCGTGCGCCATTCGTAATCGGTGCCGCGTACCAGCGTCGTGCCCGCGTAGGTGCGCGAGAACAGATCGGCTGCCTGCTCGGTGCTGTTGGCGGTGAGTGTCGTATTCCAGAACAGCGTGCCGTCGCCGCCGAGTTCCCGCACCTGAATGCGTATCTGGTTGAGCACGTCGCCCTGATCGAGTCCGGTTCCGGACGTGTCGCCATACGCGCCGTTCAGATCCCGGAACGATCCCTCAAACGTCGGGGTGAGGCTGTAGACGGTTCCGGTCGGTATCCTGCTGGCCGGGGCGAGCGGCGGTTCGTTCTCCCACCCGTACGCCCACAATGCCAAGCGCCCGTAACTGGCCGACGACGACGACGGCACGAACGGGTCAGGCAGCGCGGACAGCCCCGACTTGTTGTAGAGCGTGTTATTGCCAGATGTGAACGCCCCACCGCCGGTCACTGCGCCGACGGCGAGGTCTTCGGAGATCGGCAATGTGCCGAGCGCGTAAATGCTGCCCGGTTTGATCAGCACGCCGTCGCTGTCGCTCAGGTCCGCCTCGTACGATGCACCGCCCGATGCCGATGTCATTGACGTGGCCGGGTTGTTGATCGAGGTTCGGGCCAGATACGTTGACGGCGTCGTGCCCGATGGGGTTGTCCCGGCGTAGTAGATGCCGAAGCGAACGATCGGAGCGGTTGCCCCATTCTTGCCCATCCAGCCGCCCAGCCCGACAACCCACATCGCCGTCGTTGGCTCGCCCTGGTGCGTCATGCGCAGCGTTCCGGCGCTGATCGTGGTGAAGTCGGAATCGGCCGACGTGCGATACCGACCGAAGCGCGAAAGTGTCAGGGCTGACGTCATGCGGGCACTCCAAACATCATGCGCTTCTGATGCGCGATCACACTGGCGACCTCGTTGGCGAGTTCGGTCTTGTCCTTGTCGTAGCCGAGAATCTGGATCGTGATGCCGCCGACGTTGGTCGTGGCGTTACCGCTGCCCGATGGGGTGAATGACGACGATGCGTAGCCGCTGGACATACCAGCGGCGCCCATACCCATGCCAAGGCCGGGGATCAGGTTCCACGGAATCTTGTCGAGCAGCGGCTTGATGTAGCTATCCCAAACGGACAGCATCCCCGTAAACAGTCCCCACATCATCTGGAAGCCCGCGTTGTACAGAATCCCCGACAGGTCACCGACCGCGCCGATAGACTTCGACGCCAACCCGGCCAACCAACCGCGCACGCTTGATCCGCCACCAACGCCGCCGTCCCATGCTGCGGCAATGCCGTTCTTGAATCCCATCAGCAGGTCGTACCCGCGTGGGTTCAGCGTTTGCAGCATGACCGGGGTAGCCCGAAGAATCATCGCGGGCATCCCGTCGAACCACGACTTGACGCCGAACTCGCCGCCCCACTTCTCGTTCAGGCCGTCTTTCATGCCCTGCAACAAGTCCTTGCCCTTCTGGACAAGCAGCGTGATCGCGTTGACGAATACGTCCTTGATGATGCCGGGGCGCTGGTTCAGCCATTCCTTCAGTGCGGGCCACCGTTCCCGGAACCCCTGCGCGAGTCCAGCAATGGCACGGATACCAGCGGGGATCAGCCAGTCAGCCGCCGCGCTCATCGCGTCTTTCAGCCAGCCCGGAATCTTCTTGATGAACGCGAGCACTGCGGGCCACGCCGCTTTCAGCCCCTTCAGGAACAGCTCAATGACGGCCTTGTGCAGATCGAACCACGCCTTGGCTATCTGCTTGATCTTGCCCGGCAGTTCGTCCAGTAGCCCCTCGAGACCGCCTGACTTGAATGCGGCAACCAGATCGCCAATCGCGTCGGCAATCAGCAGGAACGGCTCGATGATCGGTTGCAGAATGCCGGGGAATTGCTTGAGCATGTCCTTGACTGGAGTGCCCGACCGGAACGCCTCAATCAGTGCCGCGCCGAATGCGATGATCGGCTTGATGAACTCCCACAGGACTTTCGCCGTAGCGTTGACCGCGTCCCGGAACCCGAACAGGTTCAGCGCGTAGGCGGTGCCCAATGCGGCCAGTGCCAGCACAATCAGGCCAATCGGCCCGGTCAGCATGACCAGCGCGGGCATCATCAGCGACAGACCGATCAGCACCGGGCCAATCGCAGCTGCGACAGCCAGGAACGCAATCGCCCATTTCTTCTGCTTGTCCGATAGCCCCTCGACAAAGTCGGCGAACTTCGACAGATACTTGGTGCCCTTGATCATGTACGGGATCAGTATCTTGCCGAACTGCGCGGAGATGTCCTTGAATCGTGCCTTCAGGATGCGCATCTGGTTAGCGAGTCCGTCGGACGTGCGGGCAAAGTCGCCGGTCGCGTCGCCCATGTTCTCGGTGATGTACGCCTGCCGTGCCGCAACCTTCTGCGATTCGGTCATAGCGTCAACGCCGTCCCACAGGCCGTTTTCAAGTGCGTACTGTTGCAGCGTGGCCTCGTTGAGCATGATGCCGAACTTGCGGAGCGGTTCGTACTCGCCCATCAGCCCGGACTGAATCGCGGCCAACGCCTCCGGTACCGGCACGTTGTAGAACGATGCCAGGTCTGCGGCTGCGCCAATCGAGTCGTTGCCGAACGCAGTCAGATCGTCTCCGGTCTTGCCCGCCATCTTGCCGAACACACCGAGCGTGGTCGACGCCTGCAGGTATTCCGCCTGCGACAGCCCGACCGCCTCTGCGCTGTTCTCGGACGCCTTGATGATGCCGTCAGCCGCTTCACCGTAGGTTGTCGTGACCGCGCTGGTTGCCTCAGCGAGATCGGACGCGGACGCAATCGCAAAACCGAACGCGGTGATGATCGGCATGGTGACGCCAGCGGTCAGCTCACGGCCCATGCTGCCAAGATGCTCGCCGAGCTTGCCGACCTTCTCCTTGACGGACTTCGCGCCCTCGTCAACGCCGGAGTCGTCTAGCCCGATCTGGATTGTCAGGTCACTCAGTACGCTCATGTGGCACCAATACGTCGGGTTCGGTTACGACCCGGCCAAATATCTGACTGATCTGCGCGACAAGCTGTTCCGGTGATGGTTTCGGCTTCTCCAGGAATCCCGGCAACATCTGCCACGGCTGGTACGGCTGACCCTTTTTCGGATCGCGGTTTATGTTGGCAAGCAGCGCCATGTGGTGACCGGTCAGCAATACCGCCCGACGGTCGCTGAATGGCTCCAGTTGATCGAAGATGCGCCATTCCTGTACCTCCACGGCTGATAACTGATCGATCTCAGCAACGCTCTTGCCGAGTTCACGGGCTAGTCGGAAACGGAATCGCCACTCTTCGGAGCGGCCACCGCTTTTCCCGTTATCTCCTCAAGTTGCGATTCGCTCAAACCGGACAAGGACATCGCAGCCGTCGCTATCCGGGTGGTCAGGTCTGCGGGCATATCGCTGATGATGTCGTCATCCTCGTCTCGAAAGACGCGGTTGCCTTCGCCGTCAACGGTGCAGAACTTGACCAACGCCGCACGGGCAAGTGCCCCGCCAACCATCTCGTCCTGCGTGGTCTGAATCTCGGCGATGGTGAGCTGTTCACCTGCCGTCAATCCGCGAACGGTGAATACGACGTCCTTGCCCAACTCCGGCGCGTCCACGTCTTTCGTCTTGGTGGAACGCGCCGCCCTGATCTGATCTCGGTCGAACCTGACTACCTTGCTCATCAACTACTCCTTGATGTTGGCGCTCCGGTCACTCCAGGGGGAGTAGCTCCGGAACGACCAGAACGCCCGATTACTACGCCCAGGTGACTGCTGCGGTGATCTGGATGGTCATGTCAGCGGTTAGCACGCCGTCAGCGGCCATGCTCGGATTCCACGCGGTCACGTACCCAGAGAATGAGCCGGTTGATGACACGGTGGTCGGAAGCACGATCTGGAAGTTGCGCCGGGTGCGGGCTGCCATGTCGGCATACGCGCCGGTGCTGAATCCCTGCGTTGCCGCCTTGTTGAAGTTGAGCGAGAACGAAACCTCGCCGCCGTCCAGGATGGTAGCGATGCGCTCAACCCATCCAGATCCGTCGTGCGGGGTGACGTCCTCAGTGCCGAGCGATACGCCCATGCTGATGTCGGTAATGTCGGCGATCGTGGTGAATACTTCACCGCCGCCGCCGTCTCCGATCTTGAGTAGGGTTCCGAACGAACGAACTGCAACTGTTGCCATAACGGTCTACCTTCCTGCCTTACGGCAACGTGATCACGCCGAACTTCACGGCGGCGTTCGATGCGTCCAACTGAATCGTCTTGTCGGTCTGCTGCCATCCGGGGAGTTGCGCACTGAACGGCCCGACGATCTTGATCTGGCCCGCCGTGACGTTCTCGGTCGTGATATTTCCGGTACGTCCGTGCTGGTCAGCAACGCCGGTCACGGTGAATGTGTAGGTAGTCGATCCGTGCGTGTTGTGCACGACAACGAGTTCCTTGCCGGTGTTCGTGAACGCGCTGTGGTCGGTCACGTTCTCTGCGGTCATCGTTAGCTCAACGCCCGCCGTCGGGAACCCCGTGGCGGTAGCGGTGGACTTGGTTAGCGATTGGCGTGCCATTAGGCCGCGTCACCTTCTACCGGGACTCCCCCGGAATAATCAACAGGCACCGGCTCGACAATCTCCGGCACGACCTCGATTACCGGCAACGGATGCACGGCGTTCATGTGGTCGATGACCTTCGACTTCTCCAGGTGCTCAAAGTCGCCGTACGGGCTGACGTACTGCACATGGCCGCACCAGTCCCGCTCTTCAATGGGCGGGTGCTCAGTTGGCCCCGCCGGTTTCGTCTTGGCTTTACCCAACTTCGACCTCCCGCTCTACGGTTACGTCAATCTCGAATCGAATGCCGATGGTGTTATCCCCGGCCCATGTGCCTGCTAGCTTCTCGTGCCGAACGGGCGGCGTTGACGACTGGCGCATCATGTTGCCGAGGTCAGTCACGGTGCCGCCGAACTTGTTGGCGTTGGCCGCTTTCCAGAGCACGTCAACGACCTCGTCCGTGATCGGTCGGAGCGTCGCCATATCCCGCTTCAGGTCTTTGCGGGCGACAGCAACCTCTGCCACGAACGTATGCACGCCCATGACTGAACCGTGTCCGTTGGCGCTCGCATGGGTTGACCGCTGCCATGACCCGGACTCGTGCCAGACCAGCAGCGCGGGGTATTCGTTGACCGTCTCCGGTGGATCCGTGTAGAACCGCCGAACGCTGGTCACCTGATCTTCGAGCGCGGACTTGATGCCCTCTTCGACGTCGCTCAGGACGGTCGTGAAGCTCATGGCATCTGCTCCGCCGCTTCCTCAATCTCACGCGCCATGATGGGCAGCAAGGCGCGGATCTTCTTTTTGTTTGTTGTGAGCGCGGGCGTCAGGAACGGCTTGGCTGGCGTGCCCTGCGAGGCCATCATCAACGCGAACGCGGCCTCGAGCTGGTAGTACCCTCGCTTGTTTTTCTTGGGCGTGATCTCCGTACCATCAGCACGCTTACCACCAAGTCCGATGCCCTTACGGGTCATCCACGCGGCCAACGGCCCCGGTGGCGGTGGGGGTTTGCCTGGCGTACGCCCGAACTCAATGACCTTGGCATAGTCTTTGGTCATCGTGTTTGTACCGACCTTGCCCCACTTCGGCAATGCGGCGGAATCGATCTGCGTCTGGATGCTGTTTCGCAACATGCCACGGTCTGTCGGCGCGTTCTTCACGGCAGAAGCCGCAACGATGTCGGTCGCCCGCTGCATGAAACGCCGCGCCGGTGGTCCGACAACATCGTCAGGGAGCTTATCGAGTTTGCGGTACAACTCAGCGAGGCCGACGACCTTGACCGATGCGAGATTGCCCTTGGCCTTTGCCTTAGCCATCAGAACGCACCCACCGTGAACTTGCGATACGGCTCCAGCATTGCCTTCACGTCGGGGTCTCGGGTGGCCATCATCTGGACCTGCCCCAACTCGTTCGATCCGGCAATGCCGAACGGCGAGTCCTTGCGTTTGAACCAGCGGATGGTCAGCAGAATGCACGCCTCCTGTACCGGGTACGGAATCGAAGGCCAGCCCCATGTTCCTGTGATCTTGACGCTGCGCCGCACGGTCGGAAACGAGTAGTTGCCGTCCGGCGCGATCATCAGCCGCGTGTACGGCCACTCCTGTTGAGCGGCGTTGTACGGCTCCAGGTCGTAATCCGTGGCTGCCCACGTATCCTCGTAGACCCGATCACCGTCACTGTCGGTGGCAAGCGTGGTGACACTCACCAAGTCGTCAACATCGATGTACCCGGAACAGTCAGCGGTGAAGTAGCGGACCTGTGCTACCTCACTCGAAAACAGGCGATTGCAGAATGAGTCGATTGAACGCGACGCAGCCGATATGACCGACGTGATCATTCCATCGTCGATCGTGTCGGCTATGTCGAGACGGGCCTTGACCGCCTCCAGCGTCGCGTAATCGTCCGGCATGGTTGGCTACGCCTTTCGCGTCGCCGAGGTCTTCACCTGGCGATCAGACGGCGGTTCGGCAACCTCTCGCTTTTTCGGTTCGGGCTTGTCCTCGAATGGCACAACGACACCGGGGCTATCAGCATTGAGCTGCGCGGCGAATGCGTCATCACACTCGATGACCTCGCCCGCCTCGCCCCGTGCAATCCCCGATGCGTACCGCCACTGGAATACGTACTTGCCCATGCTGCTACTCCTAGCTGGTCTTGAACGGCGTTGCGGTTGAACCGGTGGCGGTGTTCAGACCACGGATTTCCCACTGCGTGTCAGAGATCGCGGTTACCCACATGTGGTCACCGATGATCCCGCCGGTTGTGGATCCGTCGCCTTCCCATGCCAGGTGGGTTGAACCGTTCGCCGTTCGTGCGGTCTGCGTGAACGTGGTCGGCTGCCCCTGAAGGACTGTGCCGATCAGGAAGTCACCGGTAGCGCACGCAAGACGATGGACAAGCGAGGTAGCCGTGGTGTCGACCACGATCTCGAATTCCATGCCTGCGACGGCTGCCGGTAGGGTGAAGGTGTATCCAGCGGCTGCCGCGAATCGCAGCAACGCGCCGGAGTCGGCTTCGGTGAGTGTGGTAGCGGCTGCGTAGACCTTGCGGTACTGCGTGCCGCCTTCGAGCATTCGTTCAGCGCCTGCATACTGTGGCATCTAGTCCTCCTAGCTCGTGGCGAACGGCGTTGCTTCCGCTCCGGTCGCTCGGCCCATGCCGAAGATGTGCCACTGCGTGTCGCTGATCGCGGTCACCCGGAACCAGTCGCCGATATACCCGCCGGTCGTTGTGCCGTTGCCGACCCACGAAACGATGGTCGTACCGTTAGCTGCGTGCGACGTACTGGTGTACGTGCCGTCCGTTGACTGGATGAAGTTGCCCACCAGGAAGTCGCCCGACGAGCAGATGACCTTGGCCCCGACCGACGTGATCGTGGTATGCACCACGAAGTCATAGGTCAGCCCGACCTCAGCCGGTGGCAACGTGAATGTGTACCCGGCTGCCGTTGTGAACAGGCACAACGCCCCGGACTCGTTTGCGGTGAGCGTCGCCGCTGCACCCTGTTTGACGACGCGCTTACTGCCGCGTAGTCCCTTGATTTCTTTGCTCTGCCTGAAGTCGTGAGGCACTGTCGTCCCTTTCCGTGGGAGGGGTGGCCGGTGGGACAATCACCACCGGCCCGAATCAGTCGCTTAGACCGTGATGTCTCGTGCGCCTGCAACCCACTTGATGCCCGACGCTGCGCCCGTTGGGGTGTAGCGGCCAAGGCCAAGTCGGAGCGAGGCAACAATGCGGGTCTGGTCAGTGGCAGGGATGCGCTCTGTTTCGATCTTGACGCGCCGACGCCAGCCAGCGGTGACGCCCATGCGGTTAAATGCGGTGATCGAACCTTTGGTGTTGTTGCCGCCAGTCGTGCTGACCTTGCCGTCGGCTTCCGTCAGGCTGTACGCGATAGACGTAACGACCGGGTGACCGAGGATGGACGATACCTGGCCGTTGAGCAGATCAGCGTTGGAGCCGTTCTGAATCTTGGCGCTGGTGACCTCGTCGAGCAGTGCGATCGCGTCGCCGGTGGCAACGTCGGTCAGGAACACCAACTGACTGCGGTCGTTCGGGTGACCCCAATCGTGGTAGTACGTGGTGTCGACCATCCGTGAGCGAAGTCCGCGCATATCGTCCAGATCAAGCGCACCGGAGACCGCCGCGCCCTGTCCGGTTGCGTCAACGATCCATGCATGTCGCAGGCCGTCGAACGCGAGGTAGTGCTTGGTGTCCGCCGGGTCAGCATCGTCAAGGTTGATGTTGCCGGTACCCGCGTTGGTCGTGTCACCGTTGAGCACAAGGCTGTCGGTGTAGAACGCAAGCGACTTGGCAAGCTGTCCGCGCAGGAACGGCACGAACGGGATGATGCTGTCCTCTTCCATCTCGCCCGACCACATCTGGTGGATGACGAACTTGGAGGCGGACACGCTGACCCGGTTCGATCCGGTCTTGACCGTGGTGTAGTTGCTGGAGTTGTTGGCAGTCGACTCCGAGACCAGCAACATCTCCGGCATGTCCACTTCGACCGGCAGATATGCTGTCGGGGCGGTCATCTCGAATGTGTTGATAAGGTTGAAGACGTTGGATGCGGGCCGTGCCGCCTCCCAGAGATCGCCGACGTACTGCGCGCCGATGAGCTGCGAGCCGAAGCCCGACTCAGCAGTGTCCATCGCACGCATCGCGGATTCCCACTTGCGGATGTTGGCCTTGTTGACGCGGGGGTACATATCGTCGATGGCGGCGCGGTCAATCTTGCGCACCTCTTCATCTGACAGGTACTGCGCGTCGCTGATGGCCTTGAATGACCGGGTGAGTTCTTCTGACGGCCCGGTGCCGAGTCCACGCGCTGCGCGGCTCTGCATGATGTCGTACAGGAACTCGATGTCCTCCGCCTTGAGATTGTGGCGGGCGAACTTGGACCCGATGAGTTCAGGCGCAGCGGTCGAGAACCGCATCTTGCGCACGAACGGATCGTCATCGTTCAGCGATGCCAGGTATGTGGCAATGTGCTGCTGGATGGTTTCGGCACTGGTGGATGCCTCGATGGAGGCAAACCGTGCGTGCAAGTCTTCGGCAAGCTGTGTGATCGTTGGTTCAGTCACGGGTTAGTTCCCTTTGAGTCGTTGCAATTCGAGTAAGAGCGTGCGGGCGGAATCGTCCGGCTCCGCAGGTGGGGGATCGGCTGTCTCGGCTTCCTTGACCGACCGGGCCAGAATCCCCAACGCGAGGTCAGAGATCGCTTGCAGGTCGTCCAGGTTGCGCTTGCTCAGCACAGCCCCGGCCCGGTAGTCCATCACCGCGAACGACCGTGGCAACATCTCCGGCTCACCTTCGAGGAACAATCCCCGAATCGTGTCGCCGTCGAATGCGTCCAGATCAGCCGCTGGCATGAACTCAGGCGGTGTCTTGTCGAGACGCGAGTATTCCCGCGCCAACCGGATATGCTCAGCCTTGCGCTCATCGTCCGGTCGTGGCGAGTAGGGCGCGTACAGGTCAACCATTGCGGCTGCTGTGCGCTCCCACGTCTCGCTCGCGGGCGGTGTGTTCGGCTGATTCGGTTCAGTGATGGATAGCGCCTCTTGCAGCGCCCGTAGTTGACGCTCAATCAGTGCGCCGGGATCGCCGGGGATGTTCACGGCGGAGATGTCGAGCAATTCGGCCTTGGTGACCCGTGCCGCGCCCTCTGCGCCGCGTGGTGGCTCGATCTGCTTGGTTTCCCATCCGACCGATACCGCGTTCAGGAAGCCGTCACGGTACTTGCGCTCGATCTGGCGGGCGAACTCGTCGCCCTGATCGAACACGACGTCGGCGACCATGTTGCCGTCCTTGATCGACACGTCAGCGACGCGGCCAATCGGAGGGCGATTGCCGGTGTAGTCGTGGGACCACAGAAACGTTGGGTTAGCCCGGAAGTTGTCCAGATCCCAGCCGTCCTGCGCGATGACCAGACCGTCGCGGCCTATCCCCTCGGTGGACGCGATGAAACGAATGGGCGAACCCGGCTCAGCCGATGCCGCGCTGCGCTCTTGGATTGCCCGGATGTACTGCGTCATGGGATGCGACCTTTCGCTAAGTGTGCATCTGCACAGATGGTAGCACGCGACAACCGCGTTTCATGGCTTTGTGGTATCGGCGGGCAGGGGGAATGTGGGCCGTCGATGATGCGGCGGGCGTCTTCTCTGCCGATCTTCTGGAGCTCTTCGGTGACCCGTCGGTCGATGAACTCACGTAGTTGCTGTTCTGGTGTCACGCTAAACCTCCACATCGATAACCGGGACCACAACGCAGCGGCAATTTACGGACTCGCCCGCCGAACTCATGTTGCCGGGACCGGGGCCAGTCGCCCCGCCGACGGTGAAGTCAGCATCGAGCGCGACCGTCTGACCGTGGGCGGTGACGTGACTCTCGCGGGTGCGTTCGTCCAGTGCGGCCACCCACTCCTTCTTGTCAACCGTGCCCGATTGCTTCCAGCCCTCAATCCGGGCGGCGTTGCTGCTGCTGATGACCTCGGTACGGGCAATCGCCTCACCGCTCGACTTGATCCGGTCGCCCATGATCGCCTCGATGCGCTTGGCCATCAGGTCTAGGCTGTCGCCGTCGGTGATGCCAGCGGTCAGCGTGTCCTTCAGTTGCTGCCAGGTCGTGTCGTTGACCTGCACAGCGAATCGCTGGGCCTGCTTCTCGATCATCCGCTTTACCGGACCCGCGTCCATATCGAACGTCATGGCCACGTTGATCTCCTCGATTGCCGCCTCGCCTGCGCTCTTGACAACTTTGGCGTACAGGTCGCGGGTCTGTTCGCGGAATTCCTTGACCCAACGCGGCATATCGAACGGATCGTCGGCAACCTGCTCAATCGTGCGCACGCTGCGATCCTGCCGCAACCGGGCCAGTACGGCCTGACGCTGACGGCGCATCAACTCCGCGACCTTGTTGCCGAACTGCACTTCCCACGGTTCCATCTGGGCAATCGCCCGGTTCCACATGCGTTCATGCTCGGCGCTGCCATATTCGGCAGTGCGCATTGAGCGGGCACTGCGCGGCTCATCCTCGGTCTTGGCCGGGATCGCCTTCGGGTCAGCGGGTGAAATCGTGGGTGGTGCAGGCGGCTCGAAGTCATCGACCGACGTGATCGGAGTCAGTCCGGGAGGTGCCCACCATGCGTCGCCCCACTTGGTTTTCGGCAATCCCTGCGAAGTGCGAATCTCATTGACCGTGATGCCGCCCTTGTCGAGTAGCTGCGTCGGCGAGACAGGCGGCGCGTCGGTCTTGATCGGGACGACACCGCCACCGGCTGCGGGTGCCCACCAGACCTTGCCCCACGGCACCGGGTCTTTCCCGACGGACTCGAGATAGTCGTTGATCGTGGCCGCGCCCTTGTCGAGCTGACGCTCCCACCGATCCCACTTGGCATCCTCTGCCTCTTGCAGAACGTCAACGTCAGACAGATCGAACGCGCATTCATCGGCCTGACCCTTGAACATGGGCAGCAATTGCTCATTGAGCTCGTTGGCGATGAACGTCGATTCGATCTTGAGCGTGTCGTTCCACAAGGCAAGCCGCGCCTCTTTGTAGTTCTGGTAGGTGCGTTGCCCGCCGAGCAGGTCTTCCGGGATGCCATACGCCCGGCACAGGTCAGCGAACGACCACTGCATCATGCCCAGGAACTCAGCGTCCTTGGGCGAGAGGCTAATCGACTGCAACTTGGCTTCACGCGGGATGACGCCCACCCGGTGCGCGTTCTTGACGCCACTGAGCTTGTTGCGCAATCCCTCGCTGATGTCCTTGACCTGCGTCTCTGTCCACATCGTATCGGACGATGCGGGGGATATGATCCCGGACAACTGCATGCCGTTGCGGAATATGTTGGCGTTGCTGAGCGATGCCGCATTCGCCATATCAGCGGTCAGCTTTGCCGACATCAGCGGGGACAGGCCGGAGAGTTCATTGAGCGGGTTCGGATAGCGCAACCAGACCGCCTCGTCACGGTTGAACCTGATCGGCTGCCCGGTGCCTGAGTCGTACTCGTAGTGGCTGATATAGCCCTTGGTGTCGGGAACAACCTTCATGCGGTCAGCGCGAACCCACCAGATTTCGCCCGGTAGACCACCCCGCTCGCCTCGGTCGAGCACCCAAAAGTTAGAACCCCAGACGCACATCGAGTACTCGGTCATCTCCATCAGCCGCCCGAACGTCCAGAACGGATTGACGCGGTCGAGCAGTTCGCGCAGTGGCCCAGCGGTAACCTCAGTGCGCTTGGTTCCGCCCGACTTGTAGAGTTTGAGCGGAAGGCTGGCGATCAGTTGCGACCTGTAGCGGGAACAGACATAGACCCCGGTATTGGTGGCGAGGTATTCGGCCATCTTGGTCTGCGTCGTCTGCTCATCTTGCCCAGTGAGCGCGGCTAGGTAGGGATCGCCGCCATAGCCATCCATTGGCACCACAGCCCGCGAGTTCATCGACCGGACATCTTTGCCGAGTAGTTCTTTGATCCAGCCCATTAGTAGAACATCCTTGCATTCGGCGGGTATTCCGATATGTCAAACACCACATACCGAAGGGCGTCCATTGCGTGGTCGTGATCCTTCACCGGAGCGTCGGACGTTGATCGAACACCGTCGGGATACTTGTACGTCTCGAACTCTTCGATCATGTTGACGCACGATGGATCAACGGTCAGATCAGGCAGCACGGACGTAACGCGAGCAATGCCCACCTGGACATCGTTCTTGGCCTTCCTGACCGGGATGTCGCGCTCAAGCAATGACTGGATCAACGATGCTGCCGACGGGTCGATGACGACGTGCGATGCTTCGCTCTCACGGAAGGCATCCACCGCCGCATCTACCATCGAATCAGAACTCATGCCGCGCTGGTAGCGTTCGCGCTCAACGTGGATACGATCGCCGGCGTACCGAACGACATATATCGCGGTCGGGTTTCGGGTGCCGACATCCATGCCGACAATCGCGCCCCATCCTTCGACGTCAACCTCGTCAGTACCCTTGCCCGTTTTGCGAACATGCGTTTGTCGGTCGAAGTGCGGATAGACGGCACCCTCGGCTGCTGTCCACTTGCCGTCCCGCAATCGATCGCGGCGGAACCCAGCGAGACCATCCAGCCGAGTCATGTAAGCAACGCCCTGCTCGGTCCATTCCTGATTGTCAGCGTCCCACAGGACCGGGTTGTCCTTGTGGGTGCTGTTGAACATGGTGAGCTTGCCGTCTTTCCACCACTTGTGGATCCAGTGGCCCGGTCCTTGCGGGTTGCAGTCGCCGTAAATCTGCTGGTACGGCATGACGCCCCACCGCATGCGAGTCGATAGCTTCTCGATGTCATCCTCGAAGAACTCAGTGGCCTCAATCAGACAGGCAAGATCGTACTCGCGGCTCATCACCTTGTCGGCCTTGTCCAGACCGCCCACAAGCACCGCTGACCCGTTCGGGTACTGGTACGACGCCGGAGTGAACTTCGATCCGCCATACGGCCTGACGTTGAAATTGCCAGAGCCAAGCACGCGCTCTTGAAACGTGACCAACGCGGACGCGGTCAAGTCCTCTTGCACCTTGCGGAGAATGATGCCCCGCATACCTGGGTACTTGAGTGCGCACAGGTGGACCTTCCAGAGATCGCCGAGGGTCTTACCTGTTCCGGCTGGCCCTGCAACGATGGCAATGGGATCGTGGCACCGGAACATGTCGGCTGATGCACCACGCGGCCAATAGCGGACAGTGGACACGTCACGCTGTTCAGGTCGGCGCAGCGCAACCACTAAACGTCACCAGGATCGACGCCGACGATCTCAACGGTGGACGTAAGCGAGCCGGACAGATCGAGACGGTCGGTAAACAGACCGTGGGCCTTGCCCAATAGCTCTAGTGCCTTGATGCGGTCCTGTGGGGTGATCGTGGGGCTGAATGCGAGTTGGGCGATTGCATCGAGGACGACTTCACTCGATGCGGCTCTTGCCCTGAGCTCTTCGTCTATACGCGCACGGAGAATCGGATTCTTACGGTTCGTGAACCCGGCAGAGTCGCAGTCCTTGTATCCAGCCATCCGTGCAGCTTCGGTCGCATTGAGGGATGCACCGCCGAGGTAGTGGCTGATCCATAGCTCTTGCTTGTCCGTCAGCCGCTGGTTGGTTGCCAAGTCGCGCCCTTACCACACTATCCGTGCAAATGCACAGTCATGCGGCTACTTTAGCATGTCGACCAGCAGCGAAACGCCGATTGCGCCGCAGATCAGGCCGGCAATGCAGAGCAGGCCGTAGAACCAGACGCGCAGGGCGGTCATGGTTGTGACTCGTCTACTTCGATGCAACTACCGGGCAATGGTTCCGATAGCACCAACTCGAATGATCGTTCTGCCTGTTCGCGGGTCAGGCCAGTCGCTTCAACCACGCCATCG